TGAGCCAGACAATTCACTAACTATGATTGGTGTGTTAACTGACCAAGGTGTTGAGAGACACTTTCCATTTGACCATGCAGATGTTCCCAATCAAAAAGATTACCATGAGCGTGTGCAATGGTTTTTAGATGAGGCAACTGTACTCATCATGCACAATGCAGCACACGACTTGCTGTGGCTATGGGAGTCAGGCTTCAAGTATGATGGCCCTGTGTTTGACACTATGCTTGCAGAATATGTTTTACAACGTGGTCAAAAACTACCATTGTCTCTTGAAGCATGTGCAGAACGATATGATTTAGACACAAAGAAACAGGATACTCTTAAAAACTATTTCAAACAGGGATTGTCTACACGTGACATACCTTACAATGAGTTGGCAGAATATCTATCTGCTGACCTTCATGCTACACAGCAACTAGCAGACAAGTTAATGTACAGACTTAACACACCTGATGATTCAGGCTTGATGAATACAGTTACGCTAACAAATGAAATGGCTGTATCTCTTGCTAAAATATATCAGCGTGGGTTTAAGGTAGACAAAAGCAAACTTGATGAGGTGCGTAAAGAGTTTGAAGCAGAGAGAAAGGAGTTGATAGATGGATTACAGGTTCATGTTAGTAATCTTATGGGGGATAGCCGTATTAATCTTAATAGTCCAGAACAGCTATCTTGGGTAGTATATGGTCGCAAGGTGCTGGACAAAACTGAGTGGGCTAATCGTATTGACCCATATATGTCTGATTCAGAATTTCGTTCTGCAATAAACATTGGAACAAAGCGTTTGTATAAAACAGTTGCAGAGCAATGTCCTGAGTGTCATGGCACTGGATATATACGTAAGGTAAAAAAAGATGGCACACTATTTGCAAAGCCTAGCAGATGTAAAAATTGTGACTCTATTGGCTTCTTATTTAAAGAAACACCTGAACTCGCAGGTTTAAAGTTTAGACCACCATCTGCAAAGTGGGCATCTGCAAATGGATTCAGTACAAGTAAAGGCAACCTTGAAACACTTGAAGGTGCAGCACGTGCAAAAGGCATGGATGATGCTGTAGACTTTTTGTCCAAGGTACGTAGACTATCTGCTGTAGATACATATTTATCATCGTTTGTTGATGGCATTGAGACACACACTAAGACAGATGGTAAGCTGCACGTTCGTTTACTTCAGCATAGAACTGCAACAGGCAGACTATCTGGAGCAGACCCAAACATGCAGAACATGCCAAGAGGTGGTACATTTCCTGTTAAGAAGGTATTTGTATCTAGGTTTAATGGTGGCAAGATACTTGAGGCTGACATGGCACAGCTAGAGTTTAGAGCCGCTGCGTTTTTATCACAAGATGGAGTTGCAATTGAAGAAGTTTCTACTGGATTTGATGTACACAGTTACACCGCTAAAGTTATTAGTGAAGCTGGTCAGCCTACGGATAGACAGGATGCAAAAGCGCACACCTTTGCGCCCCTTTACGGGGCAACGGGGTACGGACGCACACCTGCCGAAGCAAAATACTATACCCACTTCACAGAAAAATACGAAGGAATTGGGCTTTGGCATACCAGATTGGCTAAAGAAGCTATAAATGACCAGAAGATTAAAATACCATCTGGCAGAGAATACTCTTTTCCTGATGTAGTACGTAAGTCATCTGGTCGTGTATCTCATTTTACACAGATAAAGAATTATCCTGTACAGGGTTTTGCTACAGCAGATATTGTTCCACTTTGTTTGCTACATATTGAAAAACTACTTGACAGTATGCAGTCATGTATAGTAAATACAGTACACGACAGTATTGTTATTGATGTTCATCCAGATGAAGAGAGGAAGGTAATAGAAATAATCAATAAAACAAACAACGAGTTAAAAGAACTCATTCAACTAAGATGGGGAGTATCTTTCAATGTTCCATTGCTATTAGAATCAAAAATAGGTGATAATTGGCTTGACACAAAAGATGTATCCTGATATAACTATGAAACTTTCAAACTGAATAGGAGAAAAATATATGACACAATTAACAACCATTGATACCAATAACTTTGCTGCTATGGCTAAAGCAATGGGTATTGCTGCAGAAGCTGACAGTAAAGGCAGTGGCAGTACACTTGCACGTATGCGTATCAACCACACACCTGTAATGGGTCAGACTGAAGTAAATGGTAAGATGGCAAATGTGGAAGTTGTCTCTGGTGGCACATACCGTTTAGACATTCCTGATGGCCCAACTTACTATGCCAACTCTGTGGTTATGCGTCCGTACATGCAACGATTTATGTACAAGCGGTTTATCAAAGGCAGTGACAAATCACCAAACAGGTTTGTTAAAACAATTATGGCTGATGACCTAAACATTGACCTGAAGGATAATGACGGTGGCTTTAACTGTGGTAAACCTGCAGGTTACATTAAAGACTTTAAGGCACTACCAGAAAAGATGCAGGACTTAATCAAACAGATTAAACGTGTTCGTGTTGTTTTTGGTACGGTAGACTTTGTTAATCCTGTAAATGATAAGGGCGAAGATGTAGAACTAGACAACACGCCATTCATTTGGGAAATTGACAACCGGGATGCCTTTAAAATTGTAGGTGATTCATTTACTAAACTAGCTAAGATGAAGCGTCTTCCTGTACAGCATAACATTACTGCTAATACTCAGGAACGTAAGCTACCAAATGGTAGTTGCTTCTACTTGCCAGTTGTATCACTGGACATAACAAACAACTTGCCTCTTACTGATATAGAACAGGATATGTTTGCAGACTTTATGTCTTGGGTGGATAACTACAATACATACATAGCAAATACATGGTCAGAGAAAGCAAACTCTAAAATGGACGAAGACGATGTAGATGTTGTTGATGGTCTTGTTGACATTGAAATTGATGATGAGGTAGCCTAATGAAACATCCTGCTGAATTGGCGTTGCATCAGTACATGGAAGATGCAGTAGCTGGAAAAACAACCATGTCTGCTGAAACCATTGAACAAGTGGCATCTGACATAAAAGATGCTCTGCAACGTCAATTTAGTAGTATGGGGCGTAGTGGTGACTTTCGTTTACGTATGTCAAACATAGGTAGACCATCATGTCAGTTATGGTATGAGAAGAATAAACCTGAAGTGGCTACACCACTACCCACAACATTTATTATGAACATGATGCTTGGAGACATTGTTGAGGCTGTCTTCAAAGGATTACTAAAAGAAGCAGGAGTTAAGTATGAAGACAGTAAAAAAGTTACTTTGGAGTTGTCTGATACTAACGTGTCTGGCACATATGATATTGTCATTGGGGATGCAGTTGATGATATTAAATCAGCTTCAGATTGGTCATTCAGAAATAAATTTGAATCCTATGAAACACTGGCAAGTAGTGATGGATTTGGATATGTTGCACAACTTGCAGGATATGCACGAGCATCAGGTAAACAAGTCGGTGGCTGGTGGGTTGTAAACAAAGCTAATGGAGACTTTAAATATGTACCAGCTAAATGGATGGATGTTGATAAGGAGATACAAAAGGTTGAAGACACTGTAGATAAACTTAAAGAAAATAAGTTTGAAAGATGCTTTGAACCTGAAGAAGAAACATGGTACAAGGAAAAAACAGGTAATCTTATTTTAAATAAAAATTGTACTTTCTGTTCTTATCGGTTTGACTGCTGGCCTGAAATGAAAGAATTACCAGCGGTAAAATCTAAAGCTAAAGAACCTAAGTTAGTTCCTTATATTAAATTAGCAGAAGAATACGATGCGGCCTAACTTCAAACAATTTAAAGCAGCACGTAAGTATGGATATAGGTCTGGTTTAGAAATTAAAATTTCAAATTATCTTAAAGAACTAAAGTTTGACTTTGGTTATGAGTGTATGAAGATAGAATGGGAAGACCTAGCTTATCGTACCTATACACCTGATTTTGTACTATGTAATGGAATTATTATTGAAACTAAAGGCATGTTTACTGCTGCTGACAGACGTAAGCACCTTGCTATAAAAAAACAACACCCCAAGTTAGATATACGTTTTGTGTTTGAAAACAGCAGACGTAAGCTACGCAAAGGTGCTAAGTCAACATATGGTGAATGGTGTGCTAAGTATGGTTTTAGATACTATGAC